TCGCGTTCAAACTTTAATTTATCGGCGTCAGTTTTTGCTCGTACTTTTGCTGAGGCAAGCGTTTGAGAAGTACTACCGCCTGTGTCACTAAGTCCATCGCCACCACCAGTTGCGTCGTCGCCTAATCCTTTAATAACTCTTGCTGGCTTTGAACCTTTATAAAATTGAATTGGCACAATGTCTCCTATCGTAGATTCAGAAGAGCACGAGCGTCTTCAGCGATTTGTCTTGCTTTATTGGATTCCACGTCACGCAAACCACCCTCAAGGTCTGATTGATAACCACGACCTGTGATTTCGTAACCACGACCAATGTCTGCTAGGTCTTGTTGTGCATAGCCAACATCTCTTGCTCTACGAGAAGCATAATTCTGTAAGGCGTTCTGATACACGCCCGACTTAACACCCTGACCTTGAAGCCCACGGCGACCATAATTGGATGACAACTTAGGAACCTCACCCAAACCACCAGACATCGTGGTACGAAAGGCACGCTCATTGAGGTCAGTAATGCCACGCTCGGCACGCCCTAAACCCAAAGCACGCTGATATGCGTTTAGAGCGCTTTGTTGGGCGAAGGCGTCAAACAGGCGCCTGCGTTGTGCTTCAAAAATAGATGGGTCGTACGTAGCCATAGAAAGTCCTTACTATATAGGTTGATTCATTACCTGTCTATTGCTTTGCGTACTCATACCACTTAACCACCGCATAACGAATGCCCGTAGCAACGGGCGCTACTTGATGCATATACGGGAAACCTGAACAAAAAACGATGATATCGCCTGCCTCAGGTTTGATTTTAAGGTCAAACTCCTTGAATTGAAGTTCTCCGCCCTCAAAATCGTCGTTTAGAAACATTGAAACGGACACAATTCGTGGGTAGGTTTTTGATGCATCAAAATGGTTATGAAACATGTTTCCTGGCTCATATCGTAGGAGAACCGTATGGGGAGATACTATTTCGCGGATGCTATAACGACCCCTGTAGTCCTCTACAATTGCGTCCAGACCCGTTTGAAGGGATTCTGCAGCCCTCCTGATTGGGTCTTGCGGATGACAAGTAAATTCTTTATCCGTTATAAAATAATTAAAACAATCTCTTGCATCATAGTTTAAACTAGGTTCATTATTGTTGTCTAATATATTTGCTTGTTTCCACTGTTTAAACATTGAATTTTGAACCAAGCCTTTTAATATGCGGGCTGACTCTTTGGCAATCTTATATTTAACAATTCCTGGTGCAAGTTCTTCTTTTGCCAATATCGCCATGTCTACAGTTTCTGGTTCGCTATCTGTTGCGTGTCCAACAACGTCGTTGTAATATCGTAAAACTGGTGAATAGTCTTGGTCTGAGCCTATTGGTTGGTTTACTGGTGGGTCAGGAAGTGGAAAATATCTATTACGATTAAAGAATCTAATATCACCATCTTGCCCAAATTTGTGAATGCCATCCTTGTCTGTTTGCATCCAATGGTCTGGTGTGCTGTAATGCATAAATAATTGAGTTGTATTTGCAGTTTCATCTTTTGTTGGATATGGCGGTCTTGCATGCATGTGTTGTTGACCACAAAAAATTACTGCGTCATTAGGATTTTGATTATATTCTTTTCCCTCAACTATCAATGACCAGTTAGCGGTGTTTTCTATTGCTATGTTTATTGAAACTTGAGAACCATTTTGGTCTACATGTTCCCAAAGGTTTGGGATACATCCATCTTTTCTTTGATACATGACTGCATAGTGATACGCAACAACAAGCGAATCGTTTTTAAATATTTCCCTAACTTTTCTTAATACATATTCTTCTATATCATTGGGTAGTGTTATTCCCGAAGCCCATCTTCCCATCATCGGATGGTAAACACCATTTTCGGTTCCCATACCAGTTTGTTTAATTAGTTTTTTAACATCCTCAAACATTGATTCCAAGAAAAAATTCTTTATAAGATGTGGCTCAACACCCAAATCTGGCAATGGGTACAATTCTTCTTTAGTTATCATTTACCATTTACCTAATGGGCAAGTAGCATTCTTTAATCTAATTTTAAGACTCATAAAACACCCGCACTGTTTACATTGCTTAGTTGCCTTGATTAGTTCTGGACAATCCAAACACAAAGTCATTCTGGTACTTTCAGTCTCATCAGAGGCTTTAGGTATATTAGGGTTAATGACATCCCATGGTCGCGTTGTCCCTAATTTGGTTTTATAATCTTTCCATGCACTCATTGTTGACCTTCTAATACAAACTTTGTGCCATCCCAAATAGAACCCTGTGGTGGTCTTTCTAGATATGGGACCTCAATAAATATTGGGGCTGATTTGTGAATTGCTATATGTAATTCATCAGTATTGGGGTGTGTTACATAAGATGCAACTTCGCCATCTACGACGATAGCAAAACAAGTAAATTCATTTGGATGCGTGTGAGGCATCTTTCTGACATTGTTTTCTGTATTACTCATATACCTCCTTCAGTGTATATTTATTTATTCAACGCATAGCCCGCTAAACGAACTACTGCAAACCGCACCACAACTGTCGTAACAAGTGTTGTAAACACCAAATGCGCTTTCGCTGTATGGGCAAGGACCGAGAGTACTACCGCAGTTACCGCAACCAGTGCAAGGACTTACGGGTGGAATAACTGGTGGAACTACAGGTGGGACTACAGGTGGGACTACGGGTGGGACTACGGGCGGGACTACGGGCGGAGAAACTGGTGGAGAAACTGGTGGAGAAACTGGTGGAGAAACAGGCGGAGTTACTGGCGGAGTTACTGGTGGAACCGCTGGCGTAACCGAATTAGATGCAGCCGAGTTATCAGAATCAACACCATAGTTAGTTGTTGCTTTAACTACAAAAGTATAAGAAGTACCATTACTTAAACCCGAAACCGTAATCGGAGATGAAGCACCTGTGCCAGTAATAGAACTAGGAGTAGAAGTTGCAGTGTAAGTAACGGTGTCTTTACCAATATAAGTTGAAGCGGTAAATGCAACGGATGCATCACCATTGCCAGCCGTGGCTGTTCCAATGGTTGGAGCAGTTGGGGTAGACCCACCGTTCGCTAAAGCACCAATAATAGGCATTAGGCTGCCAAATCACCAATCAAAACCCAAGTATTAGTTGCTCTTTTAATACATGTAGCGGCTGAATACTGTGTTCTCAATTTAAGACCAGGTGTACCGTTAACAGTGACACCAGAGGCGCCAGCAACTGTAGTTTGTCCAGCACCAGTTTGCAAAATTGTAATCATTGTGCCAACTGGAAATGCAACCGAAGAGTTAAGCGGAATGGTTAAGGTTGTTCCTGTTGCATTGTTCATCTCAACCATACGATTGTCGTCAGTAAGCGCAACCGTATATGCACCAACCGTAGCGTTTTGTGTAATGTGATAAACAACATTGTCCGTTACGGCAATTGAAGTAGCACTTGCTACACCAATATTTGGTGTTGTCAATGTTACTGATGCACCAATCTTTGCTGTGGTTACGGCACCCGTAGCAATCTTGGCTTCTGTTACGGCTGCAGACGCAATGTCTTCTGTGTTGATTGCTCCTGCGTCAAAATTTGCACCCGTTGATAAACCTTCTGCATAGTTCTTTACTGCAGTAAAGTTTTGATTAAAATCTGCTGCCTGAATTGTTGTGTTGTTAACAAATGTATTTGGAATGGTTAGTGTAGACATTAGTTATTGCTCCTGACTTTTCGTCGTTTGTATTTAAATGCGATTGAATTAATTCCCCACGCACGCCCTGCTGTATTTGTCAACAAGGCTGTTGGTCCTAAAAACTCTAATTGAACCGCTTTGGCTGTTTTTAGTCTGCCACCTACTTGGATACCTTCTTGTAAAGTATCCAAACCAAAAACGGCAGTACCAAAAAGACCTGTGCCAAATAATCCGCCCGTAGATGTTGGGGTTAAAGTAAGAGTATGTGTTGCGGCAACTGTCTGTGAATTAAAGTCATGGTAGGCATTGACTCTTATTTGGGTTTCTTCATCTACACCCTTAACAACATAAACAGTATTTACAAATGTTTTGCTTTGTACATAACGGTCATCATAAAACCATGAAGTTGTGTACTCGGTGGCAATGTCACCAGTTGAGTTGCCTGAAGTGGTGTCGTCGGTAACATACTCGTAATCATCAACATAAAGCACAAAATCAAAAGATGAGTCTGGGCTAATCATCAAATGGTAAACATTGCCAGAAGAATCTTCCCAATCACAACCAGACACCAAGCCGTAACCCGTAAGAACTACTGGTGGAGAGGTATTTGCGTATGTGGAAGATTGAAACATTGTGTAGGCACCTTGTGCACCAATGCTTGGGTCAAATACAAAATTTACATTTGAGTATGTTGGAAGGGTGCCAGAGCCTGTTATATCAAACGGCATTGATATCCACAAACGGTCATTGATATAAGACAGCGTCACATCAACCAAGTATGCGGCATTGATTCGGTTTTCGGTAATAATAGGGTTTAATCTGTCAAAGATGTTTTGCAAACCATTGCGGTTGTAAAAAAACAAACCTAACGGATAATCAAAAAAGTACACACCGCCGTTGCCTTCAACTGCTTGTTGCGGATAGTCAATACCAACAGTTGTAGAAACTTCAACAAGTTGAAAAGAATCAACGTCATAACCCATCAACAAGTAAACTGCTTTAGGTTTAAAAATAAGCAACTGACCATCAATAACTTCTATGCCACGGATACCTTCACCGCCAGCAATGATGTCAATAAAGTCTTGTTGATACCAGTCTTCTGGCAAATTCTCGTGAGACCAACGCAAACGATTAGGGTAAGCAACGCCATCTTCAAAAGTGTTGGCTACAAACAATTTGTTGGCATGGGCTCTAACAAGTTCTGCTCTTGGCATGTAACCGCCAACAGGAATGTCGTATGGTTGCCAAGTAGGACCTGACGCCGTTAACGCCGTTGCGTAAGTGTTACCTGCTGTCCACTTAAACATCTGTGTAGCCGAAGCACCCAAGGCAATATAAAGGATGTCCTCCCATTGAGTGAAACTTGCACCGTTGGTTGATTTAACTGCCAACGGAGTGCTGATGGCGCTATCCAATGTAGAAAAGTTGCTACCCGTTGACCTTTGTACGGTTCCATTTGTTGCACCAGAAAAAGCGCTTGTGTACATTACAACTGGCGTAGTGGGATGTTTGTAATTAAACAATCCTTTAGATGCAGTGGTAGTAACTATTTCCGTTGTATGAAACTTTTTGTAACCAGCACGAGAAAATACGCCACCGCGTGGGTCTACTTCAAGATTTAAAATTGATGGCGTTTCGTTCGGCTTAAGTTGAAATTGGTCAGCACGAAAGTTAACTCCACCCGTAAAATCTCTACGTTGGTCAAAAAGAATTTGCGACATCTGTTAGTACATTCTGCCTAACGGATTAGGTGAGCCTTGTTGAACCAATATTCCTGCACCGCCGTCACCAAACCCGTAAGCAGTGTTTGCGGCTCCATTTAGTTGCAAACCACCACTCATAATCAAAGGTTGGTTGCTGTTTGGCGCAGTTAAGTTTGCTTGAACCAAAGCAACTTCTTGCTCATAGTTACGCATATATACAGCAGCCATCTCAGGGTCTTCTTGAAACTGAAAGATGCGAGACATAACATAGTTCACTAACGGCAATTGGAAATCTGGAGATATGTCAATGTTTGTATTCTCGTCTTGTAACCATGTAAGGCTTGGTCTGCGAAAAGCCCTCATTGAAATAACATATACACCATCTGGTTTTGGGTATAAATTGATTTGATTAGCCCATGCAGTGAAATAAACTGGAATACCACTTATATCATTAGTTCCAACCCAAATTGATTCAGCCTTGAATTGGTCAAAATAAATTAACGAATTACCAGTCTCTGTTGTATTAACAAGGGAAATAATTTGAGCCAAATCGGTTACAGTTTTTGTTGCTACCGATGGCAAAGTTTGTGTAAAAGTAGAATAACCGTGAACGTTATTTACTGTTGAAAAACTTAATGTGCTTTGGTAATACGGATAACGATTACTTAAAACATAAATCTTTTGAAATCCTTCTTTAATAAAACCATTTACCAAATCTGTTGAAATGTCATCGTTTGCTCCCTGCCCAATGGTGAGTTGTGACAGTTGAGCAACAAAACTGCGCATCTGCGCAAGAGTAAGGTTTTCATTAGAAAAAGGAATTGCCATGGTTTATCCTGTCTGTGCTTCTGCAGCGATTAACGCTTCCTTCTTTGCGTTTCTGTTGTCTTGAATTTTGTGACCACGGCATTTATCTGTTCCCGCTATGCGACGAGCCGTGCAAGGCATTCCATCTATGCGTGTAGCCACACAAGGTTCGTAGCCGTAGTCAAACGCAATGTGGCTTGGAGGAGCCAACTCGGTGCCTGGCTGAATATAACTAGGCATAATTGCAGAGATAGACGCATCTCCACGGGGCGTGCCATAGGGTTCACTACCTATTGGCATTGGTTCTATAACTGGGCGTTCTTTTGGCATTTTGACCTTCCTTCGTTGGTTCCTCTACATATTAGGTGAATTCGTTACCTAATGACGATAGACGCAAATAGCCAGCGCCAGTGTCGCTACCTGAAGGAGGGCAGCAACAATCCGACGCTGGCTACGTTTTGCTGGTTAGTTAATTATTAGTTAACAACCAAATTTAGTTGTAATCGCCGTCAATGCGCTTCCACGACAAGGTTGAAAGACCACCCTTGGCTGTGATTTTGCTTGCGTTTTCGGCAATGCCAGAAATGGCGACGAAACCGTCGGCTGATGGTGTGATAACGCCAAATACTTGGGCTGTGTTCAATCCATCAACTGAGGATGTTCCGTGGTCTGGGGTGTTAATTGCAACGCACTGTGTCTTGGTTTCAGTTGTTGCAGTCAATGGATAGACCGAAACGAACTGAATTGCTGTTGGTGTTGCGCCTGCGGTGATGCTAAAGGCTGCGCCTTCAGTTGCACCGTCTGCGTCGTACACCACTTCTGCATCAAATGCATAAGTTTGACCTGCTTTGCCGTACCAACCGAAGTTGCCATCATCCAAAGCGGCGTAGGCGACTCCAACTGTTACGTCGGATGCGAGAACGTTTGTGCGTTCTACGACAAATTTATTATCTGTGACCATGATGTTTCTATCTCCTTGCCTTTCGGCAGTTAACCAACCTTGGTCAGATTGGGATTGTTGTTTTGTTTTTTAAAGCAAGGGCTCCTTCAAGCCCCCACTCCAAATCTTAATTAGGCTGTTGCGCCTGTGAGTTTTGCTTGACGAGCACGGTTGCTGCAAGTAAGTTCACCGAACGAAAGAATCAACGCATAACGAGCGTCAACACCTGCGACAGTGCCCTTTTGGAACTCAGTAGTTGCAAACCAATGTCCGTTCATTCCAACCAACTTGAGATACTTGCTGTTCATGAAGAACATGTTGGTTGCAGTGCACGACACGTCAAACACGACTGGTGTTTGCTTGAACATCAAGTTTTGGAAACCAGAGTTTGCTTTCGTTGTGTCTTGGTAACGAACGTTGTTTGTCAACAATGACTCGTACTTCTCAAACAAAGTCTGAGTTGTAACAATCATGTCTGGGTGGTCGTTGCCACGGCTTGCGGTGTTGTAAGCGGTTGCCATTGCTGCCAATGTCAATGCGCCACCAACGGCGGTTTCAGTTGAGCGCCACCAAGTGTTTGTTGAGGAGTCAATGCCACCAACAGTTCCCGATGCGTCAATGAGGTTGCCAAGACCGTTGAAGTCTTTGCCACCGTTGCCTGTGCCATCACCATAAAGCATCTCGTTCAAATCTTCTTTGATTGACTCTTCTGCCTGCATGATTTTTGCGTTGAGCAACTTAATGATTGCTTCTGTTCCACGGTTCTTTGCCTCTTCAATACCGCTGATTGCGATAGACGATGCCATCTGCTTCCAGTTGTATTCAGCAGCCGAAATGCCCTCTTGTGGGGTCAAGTCAATTGCGTCGTACCCTGAGTACGAACCTGTGGTGTCGTTCTGTGCGTAGACGAGAGGCTCAACGATTGAAGAGCCGCCTTCTTCTACGAGAACACGACCTTTTGAGTTGAGGTGGTCCAACAGAACGCGTGCGGTGAAAATGTTATCCACCAGCGTTGGACGATAGTTCTGAAGCGTTGTAGATAACAGCGCATCAAAGTTTGGATTACCTGCCATGAGTATTACTCCTTGTTAATTGAATGTGAATGAAATTAAGACTCAAGTTGCTTTAGCGCATTTGCAAAAGCCTCTTGAACAGTTTTTGGTGGAGCAGATTTTGGTGCTGATGCTCCCTTGGCTGAAGAAGAACTAGACACAATTGCTGCGCCTCGTTTTGCGTTAAGACGCTCTTGTTCTGCTGCCAACTTTTTGTTGGCTTCAGATGCCTTGGAATACACCTTGTCAAAAGCAACCTGTTTAAAGACTGCTTCTAAATCGGTGGCGCCCGTAGCGAGTGCCTTAGCGACTACTTCGTCTGCGTTGAAGTCATCACCATACTTGCTCTGCAAAGAATCAATAGTGCGAGTTAACTCGTCCTGCGCCTTTTGTGTTTCAAAAGACAGAAGTCGTTTCTCAAACTCTTTTAATCGCTTCTCATTAGGGTCTTGCAGCCATTCTTCCTCTTCGGCTTCAGGCTGAACACCATATTGTTGTTGAAGCAATTGCAATGTTTTCTGCGGGTCGTTTTGCAGGGCTTCCTGTAACGCTTGCGCATATTCCATTTGCTTTCTTTGTTCGCTGAGTTCCTGTGTCTTACGGGTGTAATCCGCTTGACGCTGGTATCCAGCAAGAGCCTCCTTAACAGGAACTACAACTTCTTGACCATCTACTTGGAGTTTGACGACTTTGTCGGCAACATCTGTGTAGTCAAAAATATCTAATTCGGGTTCTGGAGTTTCTGCTTGCACTTCTACTGCCTCTGTTGGTTCTCCGATATCGGTTCCAACTTCTTCAATTTCAGCACTAGCAATTATTTCTTCGTTACTCATAGGAGTCCTTCCTTCTGGTTATTCCTCTACATATAGCGATTTTCATTACATTGGCGGTAATTGTGGCTCCTGCCCAAGTAGCGCTTGTAAAATTTCAGGTGGTAAACCCTCTAGCGGGTTACCTTGTTCTTGCGGGACGGGACCTGGAATCCCTTGTTCCATAAGCATTTCAGGGGGCATACCCTCTGGTGGCATACCTTGCATCTCAGGTGGCATACCTTCAGGCGCCATCTGTTCAGGTGGCGGTGGCGGTGTTTGCAAGAACTGTGCTGCGTTCTTAACTCCGAAGCCCGTAGCAAGAACATACTCGGCAAGTTTTGGCATGTTCACAAGACCTTGTTGAGCAAACGGTGCCATCGCCGAAACGATTTGCAACGCCATGTCACGACGGAAAGCCTCATTGCGTGGTGCCGTAGAACCAGCCTCAACGGTGAAATCAAACTCGCCTGATATGTAATCCTTGTCAAAAGTCAACCAAACAGGTGCTGATTCGGTGCCGACAATACGGACGGTTTGTTCGCCAGTCAAATACTGTTGGGCAAGCATAATCAGATTAGAAGCGCAACGAGCAATGGCGTTTTCCATTTGTACAAGTTTTTCTGCAACACGAGCGTTGCCTGCTTCAGCAATGATTGCTGCTTCACGAGCAGTTCTTGTTGTCTCGGGAATAGCGCCACGCTGATACTCCGACACGCCCGACACACGGTCAATGTCTGATGTAATCAATGCAGACTGGTTGTAGAACTCTGGTGGGTTAATAAGTGCAGGCATTGGCACAACTACATTGGCAAGGTTCTCGGAACCCTTAACAGGAACGATTACGTTGTCATCATCTGATGCAAGCATCTGGCGACCAAAGTCGTCAAAGGCTGAGTCAAGCGCCAACCACTTGCGTGAGTAACGCTTTCTGTGGTTCATCATTTGCGTACGGGTTTCGTTCAATTCGTACTGCAACGGCTCAATGGCTTCTAGTTCACCCATTGGGTAGAAGAAGCCAGGAATGTCGTAGTTGCGCAACATGTAGAACGGATGACCAAACACATATGGCATCTTGGTTGGTTTGATTAAGAACTTGTCGCCTGAGTCGGCGAATACACACATCTCGCCAGTGTTGATGTCGTAATACTCGTAAACGTCGCAATATGAATCTTGGGTGTTTGACGAATCGTAGTTACCTACTTGACCGCCAAGGTTGGCGTTACCGTACTTTGAATACGACGAAGGTGATACATCTTGTCGTGCGGCGTAATTGTAACGCTCATCACTTTGCACATCTTTGAATGGTCGGCGTGTGCGTTGAGCAATCCAACGGGCTTCTTCCATGTTATTCGCATCAACATCCACATACATATCAAATGGGTCAACACGTTCAAGGAATGGTCGGTCTTCTCTGATAATAAAATCTGATTCAACATTGTCTGCTGGTTTGTCAAGTTCAGCCGCTTCATCTGCCGTGTCATTGATTTCGTCTAACTTTTTTTCTTCAACAAATCTGTAGCCAGTCTTTACCCAGCCGTAACCAATAATGAGGTAGTCGCGTACTGCTTTTTGGAATTCTGGTTGGCATTCATAATGTTGCCACCAATAGTTAATGATTGATTCAGTAACAACGGCTTTGTCGCCGTCTTCAAAACGTCGTGGGTTGACATTGATTTTTGGGCGACCAATCGCAATAGATGGCGCCAAGGTGTTAATAATAGAAAAACAAATGTTGACCAATAGGCGGTCACCTGTTGCTTGACCACGATATTGACGACCACGATAAAGATTTATCATGCGTTGCCACAAGTTGTCGTAGCCTTCGTTTTGTCTGTATCTACGCGAATAGTCAATTCGCTGACGATACGTTTTTAGTTTGTCTTGATTACTTTGACGAGCCATCAACAATCCCATTTCTTAAGAGCCAACGCTTTGCGTGTTGGTTTGCCTTTTGAATCCTTCATTGGACCTTTAACCCCGCCCATTCTTGCACAGAACGATTTACGACGAGCCGCAGCCTTTGGTGATTTCTTTGCTTGCTTAGCCGACACTGGCGGTTTTAGAGTGCCACCCGTTTCAGCCTTGTACGACGCACGACCCTTGGCATTCAAACCACCCTTAGGGTTCTTGCCTTCTTTGCGTTGCCATGCAGGAGTTTTAGGCATATTTTCTTTTGCCCTTTACATTATTGTTACCAATTGCTGCCAATCGGCATAAACCATTTGGTTGCGCATCCACATTATTGATGTGGCAAGCCATCATTGTTGAACACCAAAATGCGCAATTAGAACACTTGACACCAATTGATTTGTTTTCGTTTTGTGCTGGCGACATATAACCAACCCAAATACCGTTTTCGTCATTATCTGCCAACTTGCCGTATTCGTCAACAATTTCATACATTGAATCAACATACATTTTTTCTGCTGGATATAACTC